TTAGATTCAGGCAAGACTCGTAGAATCTGCTGGAATAGTGATAGTCGTTTGTTGCGTGAAGAAGGTATCCCGAATACTTTCAACTTCAATGGTAGTGCTATCTTTATCACTAACTTGAAATTCAGTAACTTGAAATCTAAGAAATTGCAGGACCACTTAGAAGCATTACAGTCACGTTGTCACTTTCTGGACCTGACTATTGACGGTGATCGTGATAAGATGTTGCGTATCAAGCAGGTCCATCGTGATGCTAATGGTGGTTTGTTTAGTGATTATGAATTCACAGAAGAACAATCACAAATGGTGATTGACTTTATGTGGGACAATCATACTAAATTACGTGAAGTGTCCTTGCGTATGTGTTTGAAGATTGCTGACTTGGTAAAGATTAGCCCGAACAACTGGAAAAATCTTGCACGTACTACGTGTATGAAACACGCATAACCCTGCAGTGTGCGTAGAGGCATTGTCAATAAGTCCTCTTCGATAAAGGAGCATTGCTCCTTTAGCCATTATGTTTGTAAATACTATTTGAATGTGATATAATAAAGAATGGATTTTAAGACACTTGAAGATGTTGGCACCTTTATGCTTATCAATATACGATTAAGCAGGTATGACCTACAATTTGTAAATAATTTAACTAATCTAATCGGCATAAAGAATACAATCACTACTAATCAGGATAGTCTTTTTAGAAAGATTGCATTAAAATACCGTAGACAGTTTACGCAACAAAAATTTGATATTGATAATTTGTTGATATTACCTTGGAAATGTAATGTTGTAGAAAGTTCACCACAATATACAAATGCATCTATTACTATTTTAAAAGACACTATAGTTTTTAGATCACCCTTCAATAAAAATTTTCTATCTGCACTAAAGAAGAATCCAATACATTCAATGGAATGGCATAGGGACAAACGTCAGTATGAAATTGAATATGGACCTACTACATTAAAAATGCTAATTACATTAAGCGCCGACCATTTTGAGGCCATAGACTATTGCCCAATTGCTAAAGATATTATTAACAGTCTTAGCGAATATGAATCAGTTAAATATTGGGAGCCGACACTTGTATATAACACTGGTTACTTCTATGTAGCCGCACTCAATGAAGTACTATACGACATTATTAAAGATATACCACTAACCAATGACTTAAAAATGGTAGCAGATTATGTTCAATATGGAATTACTATCAGTGATTCGGTTAAAGAACATTTCTCTACTTTTGAAAACCCACTTAAAGTAAACCTTGCTGTTAATTTTCAAAGTGATTTTGAGATTAAAGAATTAGAGACTGCTATTAAATGGTTAAGAGAATTGGGGTGTGATGGTATAGCTGAATCCTCGAGGATAAGTTCTAACTTCAAACAACTATTCTTATTAGGAGAATATTCGGAAAATCTATTAAATGAATTAGAAATTGATATCATAAGAGACCAATCTAACTTGAAATCATATGAGAAACCTGTTATGCTACATTATAGAAATTACGGAGTAATGGATTTGCCTACAACTCTATTTAAAATTATAAAATGTGTGAATTCAGAACCTGTAAATTTGGGAATTAAATGAAACAATGTAAAATAATCGTTAAAGATGAAGTCAATGTAAAGATAGAAGGCCTCGAACTTGCAGAGCGTAAAGCACTGATGAAAATGTTTGAGTACGAAGTACCCGGAGCAAGGTATCTTCCTGCAGTACGATTGGGTAGATGGAATGGTAAGGTAAGCTATTTTAGTTTAGGTGGTTCAAGCTATATCAATCTATTGCCGGAAATCATTCCAGTACTGGACCATGCAGGGTATGACATAGAGTTAGACGATACCAGAGATTATACAACTACATTCAATTTTGCTGAAGTGTCCGAGGAGACATTTGCACATAAGAATTGGCCCAAAGGTCATCCTAAAGAGGGTGAACCAGTTAAACTGCGTGATTATCAAATTAGTATTGTGAACAATTTCTTGCAGAACCCACAGTCATTGCAAGAAATTGCTACAGGTGCAGGTAAAACACTAATGACTGCCGCACTAAGTTATAGCGTAGAACAATATGGTCGTAGTATTGTTATCGTCCCAAACAAATCATTGGTAACACAAACAGAAGCAGATTACATTAATCTTGGTTTAGATGTTGGTGTGTACTTCGGTGATCGTAAAGAATACAATAAAACACATACAATCTGTACTTGGCAGAGTCTTAACAATATGCTTAAGAAAACTAAAGCCGGTGAAGCAGATATTATGGACTTCATTGAAGGTGTCGTGTGTGTAATGGTTGACGAAGTACATATGGCTAAAGCAGACGCATTGAAAACATTACTTACAGGGGTTTTTGCTAAAGTGCCCATCCGATGGGGGTTGACCGGGACTATCCCTAAAGCTAAGTTTGAAATACAATCATTATTTGTAAGCCTAGGTCCAGTCATTAGTAAATTAAGTGCAAGTGAATTGCAGGATCAAGGTGTATTAGCACAATGTCACGTTAACATTGTCCAACTTAAAGATGAGGTAGAGTTTACTAATTACCAAAGTGAGTTGAAACACTTATTAGAAGATACACATAGACTTGATGCAATTGCACAGTTGATATTAAAGATTAAAGAGACAGGTAATGTCTTGGTCCTTGTTGATAGAGTAAATGCCGGTAAAGAATTAATTAGCAGATTACCAGACAGTGTGTTCGTTAGTGGTGCTACTAATATGGTTGACAGAAAAGAGGAGTATGATGAAATTGCCACAAGTACGAATAAAATTATTGTTGCGACTTACGGTGTTGCGGCTGTTGGCATTAACATACCTAGGATATTTAACCTTGTTCTGCTGGAGCCGGGAAAGAGTTTCGTTCGGGTTATCCAAAGTATTGGACGTGGAATTCGAAAGGCAGAGGATAAAGACTTTGTTCAAATCTGGGACGTGACAAGCAGTTGTAAGTTTGCTAAAAGGCATTTGACCCAGCGAAAAGCTTTTTATAAAGAGGCTAATTACCCGTTTGACTTAGAAAAGTTGACATACAGATAAGAATATGATACAATAACAACATGCGTATATTAACACTTGAAAACGAATTCTATAACCTAGAAACACTTCCCGAAGAAATTGATGACCTACGTTTTGCTATACTAGACAATAGTAATCCACAAAATGTAGACTATCATTATATTCCATTAATATTTTTAGAAAGCTTTAGCAGTCCCGCACTTGTATTAAAGATTGGTAACAGCACAATTAAGATGCCGATTGATTGGCAAATACTAATCGGTGAACAAGAACACGGGGACTTAGAGACATTACCTCTTACAAGCATCAATGACAGGGGATTTAATGCGTTTGAGTTTAATCCATTAACAAGTTTTAGTCCTAGCTTCTTACCTATTGAGATTGTAGATATTTATCATGATGTGACTTGGTATGCACCTCGATTGAAGAACGGACAATTCTTATGTGTACCGATAGAAGATGGTCCTAAACCAAGATGTGTATATTTTGTAAAAGAGTGTAGTCGTAACTGTGAAATTGTAGATTATAGTCAGGCATTCTAATGGCAACAAAGAAACCATCAATACCGCAAGATGAGAAACTAGAAAACCAAGACTTCAATTTGTTTGAAGCAATTGCGGCACTAGACAAGAAAGACTATGGATATTACGATAGACTTACACCCGAGCAACAACGTAAGTTTGTGCCATTTATGTTAATCAAATGGTTGAGTTATGTAAAGGGTTCTGGAGATATTGCAGGTTATTATGTAATGAGTACAGAGCATAATGCTAACAAATACTTCTTTAATGAAAGTGTAAGCAAGCATCCTAAACTACAATGGTATATGTTATGTGCGGCAAGTCCTGGATTAGGTAAACAATATCATCAGTGGTTGCCACAAATTAAAGAACGTGTAAGTTTGTTAAAAGAACCAGCAGTATTGAAAGATACGAAAGAATATTTTACAAAGATATATCCCAAAGCGAACAGTGAAGATATAACGGAGTATTCAAAACAATTTGTGCAAGAGCAGAAAAAGAAAATGCATCTTGCACAAATCTATCCACATTTAAAGATAGCAGACATTGAAATTTTAAGTCAGACGGTTACAGATGAAGATATCACTCAGTACGAAAAAGACAGAGGCAACTGGTAATTCAACCAAATTTGGTTGTGAGTTTTGTAATAGAGAATTCTTGCGGGAATCTACTATGGCTAAACACCTATGTGAGAACAAACAACGTTGGATGAATAAAGATATGCAAGGCAATCGTATTGGCTTTCAAGCCTGGCTGCAGTTTTATAAAAAGAATACTTCAACTAAAAAGAATAAAACCTACGAAGAATTTATTCGTAGTGCTTACTATACTGCATTTGTAAAGTTTGGTAGTCATTGTGCTAATATCAATGCTATTAACATCAGCAGATATGTAGATTGGCTATTGAAAAATCAAATCAAAATCGATACTTGGGCAAGTGATAGTGTGTATACAAAGTATTTGATTGAGTATCTGCGTATTGAAGATCCGTTAGATGCTATCGCTCGTAGTGTCCAAACTACTATGGATTTGGCAGAGAAAGAGGGTATTGTACCTAAAGACTATTTGTGTTATGGTAACCCTAACAAGATATGTCATAGTATAACCAATGGTAAGATTAGTCCTTGGATGTTATATCACAGTGACAGTGGTATAAAGTTTTTAGATTGTTTGAATGAATCGCAGGTTAAGATGGTTATTGATTATATCAATCCAGAATTATGGAAGATTAAGTTCAATCGTGAACCAGAGAATGTGAAACAAGTTAAGGAGTTATTAAATGCCGGAGGGTACTAG